TTTGCTCCTGTGTTTGATTGATTGATTTCGGTTGATCGTCACCTTCAATTGTCTTTTTAAAATACAGATTGCCCGCAGTGTGATAAATAACCACGCCTTCCGGTTTCATAAAGTTGGGGGCAGCCTTACTTCCGTTGGTCGCCAAATCGTCTAAAATAGCCTGAATTTTGGCTGTATCGAACATGCCCACGTAGAGCACAGGCACAACACCACAGCAAGCAGGGCGCACACTATCATCGGACCAACGTGATGTATTGAATAGGCTAAAACGCTTTTCTTTCAGACCATAACCACGCTGGATGCCTTGCCCCCACCACTCCCCATAGTGATAACCAACTCCCAAGCCCATCAGTTCGTCCTTGTTTTCATACGCCCAACGAGCAAAGCCCATATTGTCGTTCTGTGGGGTAATCCAACGGTTACGAGAACCCACTTGGAATTCGCCACCTTCACCAATGGCAATCAAACCATTAGTGCCGTCTATCTTTTCGGTGATTACAACCGTTCTGCTAAGCCTTGCAATTTTGCCAAATTTTACAAATTCCATCATTTTTGCTCCTGTGTTTCTGATTGTTTTGATCGATAATCTTCGCACTCTGCACCGCTGAATAACCAGATCGGCGCGTGCTCTTTTTCACACGTCACAACTAACCGCTTCGGCTCTGACCCTTGCGGTCTCACAATTGCCGTTTGAACGTACCGGCAAGTCACGCATTGTTGGTCCATCACGCGTACACCTTTCTAATCTTTTTCTCGCTGAACCAGCCGTCCAGCACCTTTCTCAGATAAGCCCCGTTCGGTCTATCCGTATGCGCGACCATATGCTCGATCGCACGCCCAATATCACTAACCCCATAAGCAACTGTCAAATCTTTAAGCATCGCCGCATCTTTTGAGTCAAGCTTTCCTATTTTATCCTTGTAGATATGACAAACCGAAGACAATTTATCAGTGGACGGAAAAGTACCGCCGTTAGGCGTTTCCGGTTGCGCTTCCTCTTCTTCTTCGGTTTTACTCTTACTCTTTAACTTACTCTTACTCTTACTATACGATAGGGTATCTTTTATTTCCGATAGGGTATTTTCTAACTCAATACCGTTGTAAATACAGTATTTTTCTTTCACCTCACAGTCCGGAATACCCTCAATAATCAGTTCGATATTCCTTCTTACCTTTTCACCGGCGTTTGAGTGGTACTTCTGCATGTTCACAATCCAGACAACGCCGTCTCGATAAAATACTTTGCCGTCACCTTCAAGCTTGGTTATGATCTCATTGATGCGCTTGCGGTCTAATCCAGTCTCAAGCTGAATAATCCGTTCGTGCAACTCGTAGATGCCAGCCAGGTTGGAGTTGTCGTTGCTGAATAAGTAGATAAACAGCAACTTTTCGTCTGGCTCTAAATCTAAGAACCAGTTGTCGCGCCATATTTGCGTGTGAATCTGTCTGTAGTTAGCCATATGTCACCTAAACAATTTCAGCTGTGGCACTTGATTATCCAGCTCCAACTTCGCCGGAATGTGCGCCTGTTCGATCACCTTGCGCCGTGCTCGCAGCTCATTCTCACGGCTCAACAACTCATTCGCCACGTGCCAGCGTTCCTGTTCGTTCTCGATGATCCAGCGACCGGCTTTGCCAGCGTGAGCGCCAATCGGCCACTTGTAATCCTTGACCAACACTTCCAGAATGTCGCGTACCTGGCGCTCCCCTAATCCGCACCGCGCAACAAGTTTTTCCATTCTTACGGCGTTTTCTTCGCCCACGTGTTCGCTCATAACGGCTGCGACCAGTCTTATGTCGGCTTCCTTGATTTCGGCGGATTTCAGTCGGTAATAGTCGTTAGGTTTCATGCTTTCCTCACGCTCACGCTGGGTGCTCCCTCAGCCCTAAATTGCACGATTTCCGGGTGTGCCAGCGCATAACCGTCTAATGCTTTGGTATCCCAACTAACGCGCGGCTTGGACCAAACGAAGCTGTGATATGTGCCTTTGACCGTGCGACCAGCAGATAAAACTTCATGCTTGATGTCGCCTTCCAGCATCGATTTTTGTTGCGCAAGTTCGTCAACTTTTGGGTCAAATTCCGCGTCAATTTCTGCCAGTTTTTCTTTGATTTCCGGTGTCAAAACTTCATCAATTAATGCTTGTTTTTCCTGGCCGATTGCGTCAATTCCGAAGGTCAAGTTTGAGTATTGTTCTATTTTTCCGTAGATATCCATGTTATTGCCCCTTCCTCATCCGCTCCAAATACCTTTTCAGACAATTCGATAACTGCCTTTGCAAGTTCATTTACCGCATCTGCGAGGTCCATTTCCGCCCAATTGACGGTAATTCCTTTCGTGTCGAGGTCGTATTCAGGATCGTATCTACTTTTGATCTTCCAGTAAATTCCTACTGCACTTAGGACCTTGTTCTCGATAGATCTTTTGTTGCTCATTTCTCAATTCTTTCTGCCGGTGTATCAAGCCCGCCGGCAGGCTTCGCGGGAAAAGGAGGAGGAAACCCGCGCCTAAATTTCTTTGTTTGCGCGTGCTTTGAGAATGACGCCGATAGCCTGTTTCTTTTCCAGGTATTCGGCTCGTTTTTCGTCATCTATGCCATTCTTCAAGCCCTTGTTGATTCCGATCACCATCTTCTGTAAGGTGTCGCTCGGAATGTCAACGTAAGGCGTGCCTTCGCTGTTCGTGACTTTTGATGCTCGCTCGATAGTCATGATGTCATCGTTGGCTTGCGGTTCAGGCTTTGCCTCAATAACTTCCGGTTCTGGTTCTGGAATATTGACCGGTGTGCTTTCAACAAAATGTACATTGACTACATTGCCGTCTTCGTCAACATCCGCCCCTAATTCTTCAGGCGTGTAAACCACAGACCCATTCATAACATCTGGACAGTACCAACGAACTCCATTGCTCATTGCCCTTGCGAATAACATATTGCGAGGGAATTTGTCGAGGTTCTTCGTACCGGCTTTTTTAGCGTCTGTAATGTTGAAACTTGATACACCGATTGTTGTCCATGCAAAGTTGAAAAACTCCAGAAATTCGATGGTACAAACTTCATCGGTCATTTCAGTAACGCGGTAGTTGTAGCGTCCGCTTGACTTGACTTTGCCTGCCATGATGTTTGCTCCAAAAGCAGGCTTGCCCTGAATAATGTGGATGCCATTCATTGATCCGAATGGTCCAACTCCAATTTCACGCCCCGCCATAATCTTGACAATTGCCTGTGAGATTTTGGTCGAGTCTGTGAAGTAACCACTTGAAACCATTGCCTTCGCAACGTTTTCGATGTCGTTATAACTTTGTATTGCTTTATCCTGATATGTTACAATTTCCATTGATAGCTCCTTTGTCTCTAATGGGTTATTGATTCTGCTTCAGCCTCGATTGCAGTCGAGGCTGATCGTTTAATGATGTCTTGCATTGTTGATATTTCTGTGTCGTTGATCTCAATTTCCTTCCTGACTCGTTTCCAAGCCATACTATTTCGTTGCAATTCGGAAAGTTCACCCCATAAAATTTGGTTCTCTTTTTTCAGTTGGAAGATGTAAATTTCACGATAATCGTTTGGCACTTTGCCCTCCGTCTTTTTCTCGATTCGATCAACTCAACGATCATTGTTCCTATTGCCAGCGGTGTCGCTAAAACAGCGAAGCCAACAAGGAAGTCAAACATCAAGTCCAGGGTATTCATCTCGCTCCTTTCAAAATGGGATTGCGTCATCTTCAGCCATTACATTGATGGTGAAGTCTCGTCCGCACTTCAGGCATTCGTACGTTCGCAAGCCGGTATTGCGCTCGCTTGGTCTGACCTTCTGCGCGGTATGAAAAGACCCACAGTTAGGACATTGCGGGTCATTTTTACGTTCGTCAATTCGTGATAAGTAAATGTCAGCGGTGTCGAACATGTCAGTTCCTTTTGATGTACTCCGCAAGCGCAAGCCTGATAAACTCGCTGCGGTTGCCGTTTGCTCTGGCGTCTATTTCCGCCAGCATTTCTGGCTTGAGCCAGATTGCAACTAACCGATATTCTTTTCGCTGTTTTTTATTTCGTCTTATAGGTGCCATACGCTCCTTTCAAATATTTGATTGTCTGATTTCTAATTGTGCAGATTCAGTAACAGCACCACAATCCGCGTCAACCTTGCCTCTATGGACCATACCAACAAAACGACCACCGCCATCGACTCGCTTGACGTAATTGACAGCATCCTGCTTAGAAGTAGCAAAAACTGCTAAGGTCCAGCCTTTGCCACTTCCAGAAATTTCGGTGAATAAATAAACTTGGACCATCTACTACTCTGGTGTTCCGTAGCGATCGGTGCTAAAGGTCAGAAGGTTACACTTGGACCATCTACCTCTTGGGCTGTATCTGACATTGACGTAGCATTGATGAGATTGAAAGAGAAACGGCTTGCCAGTGTCCAAACTGTTTTTTCTGACGAGTACCGGTTTTGGCTCGCTAATGGCTACCATCTGCGTGCCATCGTGATTCCACTGGGCTAAAGCCTCCTCAAGCGATCCGTAGGGTGAGAAAAATCCAACTGATTCGGTGATGTTCATTTCTGCTCCTTTTAATGTTTATACCATTATTATACACATTAACCAACAAAAGTCAAGTGTTTTTCAGACCAATTTCAAAACTCGTCCCAGCCCGCTCAAGCCCTGTTGATAATGCAATGTAGGTAAATACTCACAAACGACTTATCGGTTATAGTAGATAAAAAAAGCGGAAATACCTTTTTAGGATTAATTCCGCTTTTTGTGTGTTAACTACTCAACACAGTAAATTATACGTATCTTAGGTGGTTTGTTGATTTTGGGGCTGTTTTAAGCCGCTCAGTCGATTCTACGCGATTTGTCAGCCCAAATTTTCAGTGGCACATTATTATCAATCCCTCTCGCTAAATTTCTTTTGCTAACAACCGCAAGTATTTCTTCCTTACAAACTATTTCCTTGTTATTTTTAGCAGAGTTACATTCCGCACACGCTGTAATGAGATTTCCAGCAACTGATATGCCGCCTTTTGTGGCTGGAATTATATGATCTATTTGCAGTTGAACTCCATCAGCAAAAGACGATTTACCACAATATGCACAAGTAAAATCATCCCGTTCAAATATAAAATACTCTCGTATTATAGCCAAATAATTAGGCTTTCTTTTTGCAATATTTTTAGCATGTTTGCGTTTACAGTCAGGATTGCCACATAAGACTTGGAAATCTCTATTTGTATAAAAAACCGAGCCACAAACCTCACATTTCTTTTGAAATTTTTTTACGAGAAGTTTTTCTTTTGCCTCTGTTCTACATTTGCTTGAACAATACCTCGTTGTTTTGCGGTTTGATGTGAAAATTTTACCACATTGGACACATTCTATTGAATAAACCATTATTGCCTCCTGAGCAACTCCTATTAGATGATGCTTGGGAAGGTGGTTAGGAAAGCCACTTTGTCGCGTTGCAATCGCTATCCCAAGCGCATTAATTTTACTATACTTAGTATATAACCTAAGTATAAATAACTCGTAAGATTACCCCCCTTTATCCGGATCATACTTATCCTTGACATACCAACCGCTCCCCTTGTAATGCACGGTCACAGGTTGCCAGACTTTGCGCAAGGTGGGCGTTTGGCAGTCAGGGCACACGGTGATCGGGTCGTCGGTGTAATGCTGGAAGAACTCGAAGCGCTTGCCGCAAGCGGTGCACTCGTAGACGTAGAGCGGCATACTAACGCACCTTCCTGTACGCGGTGGCCGGCTTGCCGTTGTGCGTTCTAACCTGCCGCGATGTAAGCTCACCGGCGGCAAGTTTGGCTTTGAGTACCGCCGCCGCCTTGCTCCACGAACAACCTGTGTAGTCTGCGACGAGTTGGGCGGTGACTTCGTCAGGCTCGATGTCCGGCAAGCCTAACTCTTTTGCCAGTTCTTCTAACAATTCGTATTCTGTCATACAACAATAATCTTTCTCTGGTCTGGTTGCCCCTTATACCTTGATTTGCTGTCATCCAGCAGACCGTCAACCACGATGTAACCGCCGATGTCTGATCTAACCGTGTTACCAGCAGCACGCCAACCGAAGGATGTCTTAAGTTGCCAACTCGGTAATGAGATAGCACGCGTTCCTGGTAGTTTATTGCCGGAGTCATCTATCACATGGCGATGTCCACGCCAAATAAAGTTAGGTATCGGCAAGCCCTGACTGGCATAATCGTAAACAACCTCAGTTGCCAGATTCGCGGCGTAAGAAGTCCAGGGTCGAGTTCCAGCCCTGCCATGATGCGCAAAGTCGTGGATCACGCCGTCCACGTCGAGCGTCAAATTCTGTCCAAACTCCGTTGCCCCCAACTCGCGGTACAGTTGCGCTTCGGTGGAGTTGTCCATTCCGGCGTGACTTGGACCCGTGCCGAGAATGCCGTAAAAGCCGTCAGCCTTTGCGACAATCGGCAGCATCAATTCGAGAAACGCCTCTGCCTGGTCCTCGACTTCGTTCATAACTTGCAGACTTCCATGATGCACGCCGTCCACCAGATCGCCGCAATGCACGACAATCAGCCGCTTCTTCTTGGCTAACTTGAAGACATGATCCCAGTAATCCGTCCAGCACTCGTAAAGCCAGCGTTGCAGCTTGTTCGCCTTTGTAACCTGGACTTCAAAGTCGTTCCGGCTGTGCACATTGAACTCAAGTGGCGCTAATGCGGTGGAGCTGCCCACATGCGAATCACTTATTATCGCCAGTACAGTTCCGCTCATGCTAGATTGCTCTGCACAATAAACGTTGTCTTCGTGGAGTAATACTTTGCCGCCCCGATCTCAACGTAAGCCTGGACCTGCCAGCGACCAACCGTGTCAATATCGCCGGCAATGGTTGTATATTTCAACTTGCCGTCCGCTCCGGTTGAGTCAAATTCCGCGTCTACATTTTCCTTCGTGCCGTCCGGCTTCAGGAAATAGAATTTCTTGACAGTTGCCCCGCTCACGTCAATAGCGGTGGTATCATCGTCTTCCGTGATAGTCAGGCGAATAATCGTGCCAACATCGCCATTGTGAATAATCGTATCAGCCATTAAATAGCCTCCAGTTCCGAGTAAGTGTCGGTAATCTCTTTATTGAGTATTACGCCTGCGTTGACTTCTTTATTGAGCCTGACTGTGCCTGCAATTGCCATATTCATTACAACCGAGCCGTCCCATATTTCAGCGTAATCGAACGGCACGATATTGATGATGCCCCAATACAAGCCGCCCCAATACGAACCGCCCCAATATTGATCTATGAGAATATAGGTTGATTCCACCTTTACACCGTCAACGTGACAGCCGAGCGGTTGCCGTTAGCATCCACCGTTGCCACAATCACATCGCTTGCGCCGTCCACGCTCTTGAATGTCAGGGTGGTTGATCCGCCTCCGCTCAACTTGCCAGCCAGAGCCGAAGCCATAATCTTCATCAGTTGGGCAAAGGTGTAAGTACCGGTAACGACAACGTCATTGAATATTGCTTCAATTGCGGCGTCTTTGAGCAGAACGCCAGTCGCTGTGGTAGCGTCGACTATCGAATCGATCAGCAAGTCCGTTCTTCCACCGTCTGC